AGAAGGGCTGGGAGCCGCAGACCGGCTTTAGTCTGAAGTGCATCAGCGGCGGCGACGCCGGCATGGAAGCGCGGTTCACCACGACCTCGGTCGGTGGGCGGCGCGCAGGGCAGGCGCTGGCTGTCGCTATCGCGCAGCAAGTGGAGAAAGACCAGTCCAAGCCTGTTGCCATCGTGCAACTGGCGAAGGATCACTACACCCACAAGAGCTACGGGCGCATCTACACGCCGGTGTTCGAAGTGGTGGAGTGGATCGGCATGGACGGCGAGGGCGCATCTGAGCCTGAAGCCGCTGCGCCTGCTGCTGGCCGTCGTCGTCGTGCGGCCTGATTGAGAATAGGGGCCGAAAGCGGATGCCTGTCACATTGGCTTTAAGCCGGCAGGACGCAGCGAGTAGGCCCCGCCACATATGATTTTGTACGTCGACTTTGAAAGCCGCAGCCGAGTCGATCTCGGCGCCAAAGGCGTCTACAACTACGCGCAGGACATGAGCACCGAAGTGTTGTGCATGTCCTACGCCTTCGACGATGGTGAGGTTGTGACGTGGCTGCCCGGCCAGCCCTTTCCTGATGCGGTGCGGCAGCATACCGGCCCCATCTACGCCCACAATGCCGCCTTCGAGCGGCTGATCTTTTGGTACGTCTTGCAGATACCGTTCAAGCTGGAGCAGTTCGTCTGCACCGCCACGCAGGCCAGGGCCAACTGCGCGCCTGGCAGCCTAGAGGACGTCGGGCGCTTCGCATCGGCCAGCATGAAGAAGGACCACCGTGGCGCGCAGCTTATCCGGCTGCTGTCGATCCCGCAGGCCGATGGCAGCTTCCGCGAGGACGCCGACCTGATGGCTGAGATGATCCGCTACTGCGAGCAGGATGTCCGTGCGATGCGTGAGATTAGCAAGGCCATGCGGCCACTGTCTGCTGACGAGTTGCTGGACTACCACGTCAACGAGCGCATCAACGACCGTGGCGTGCTGGTGGACGTGCCGCTTGCCAAGGCCGCGATGCGATACGCCCAGGCCGAACTGATCGAGATCGAGGAGCGCGTGGCCGAGTTGACCGACGGCGAGATCACCAGCGTGCGCTCGCCGCGTATGCGCGAGTGGGTGCTGGCGCGTGTCGGCGAGCAGGCCAAGAAGCTGATGTTCGTCAACGGCAAGTATTCGATAGACAAAACTGTGCGGGCGAACCTGCTTGCGATGGGAGACCCTGATGAGATACCGAGCGCTGTTGCCGAGGTTATACAGTGCGCCGACGACCTCTGGGCGAGTTCGGTTGCGAAGTTCAGCCGCATGGCAGACTTGGCAGACGACGAGGATTGCCGAGTCCGTGGCGCTTTTGTCTTCGCTGGGGGTGCCGCCACTGGTCGTGCATCGAGCTATGGACTTCAAGTGCATAACTTCGCTCGCAAGTGCGCTAAGGAACCTGATGAAGTACGAACCGCTATGGTCCGAGGCCACGATATCGTTCCACGATTCGGACGCCGCGTCACAGATGTTCTACGGGGAATGCTCAGGCCCGCACTGATACCGGCCAAGGGCAAGCACTTCGTCGTCGCCGACTGGTCGGCCATCGAGGGCCGCGTCAACCCGTGGCTGGCCGCAAGCCCTGCCGGCGAGGCCAAGCTGGACGTCTTCCGCAAGAAGCTGGACCCCTACAAGGTCAACGCCGCTGCGACCTACGGCGTGGCGTATGAGGACGTCACCAGCGAGCAGCGGCAGGTCGGCAAGGTGCAGGAGTTGGCGCTCGGCTTTGCCGGTGGCGTGGGGGCCTTCGCTGCGATGGGCCGCGCCTATGGCGTTCACTTCGAGGAGGCCCAGGCCCGACGCATCGTTGACGCTTGGCGCCGCGCTAACCCGTGGTCGGTGCCGTTCTGGCAGCAGTTAGAGGAGGCATACACCAGGGCGATGCGAAACAAGGGCCATGAGTTTAGCGCAGGGCGCGTGGCGTACCTGTTTGACGGTCTGCACCTATGGTATGCGCTGCCCTCGGGTCGCGTGTTATGCTACCCCTACGCTCGGCTGGAAAGCGATGGGGTGACTTACGCCAAAGCATCGTGGAAGCCAGCCGCAGACGCCACAGAATGGCCGCGCGCCCGTCTCTGGAAGGGTCTGGCCTGCGAGAATATCACCCAAGCCACCGCCAACGACATCCTGCGCCGCGCGCTGCGCGTAATGGAAGCAGAGGGGCTAGAAATTACGCTCCATGTCCACGACGAAGCAGTCGTCGAGACAGACAAACCCGAAGAAGTCAAGCAGGCGATGGAGCGTATCATGAGCACCCCGCCTGCATGGGCCGAGGGCCTGCCGCTGGCCGCCGAGGTTCAGACTATGACAAGATACGGCAAGTAGAAACAACAACGCCCGACAGGTAGTGGCCTGCCGGGCGTTTTCACCAAAGGAGCAACACGATGGAATTTCTGGAGTATATGTCAAGTCTGGCGCCGGAGGGCGAGACGTTTCTGATTGTCAGGCAAAAGCCACAGGGCGGCGCTTACGCCGATGGGCTGCCTAAATGCACATGGCCGGCGTTCCTGCCCTCGCACCGCATGAAGGCCGGCGAGTCGTGGTACGGCAACACCGCCTCGTTCATTCTCGACCGCTTCGCTGATGGCCGCGTCAGCGCCAGCGCCGCCAACTGCGAATACGTTCTGGTGCTGGTGCTGGACGACATCGGGACCAAGAGCAAAACCCCGCCGCTGCCGCCGACTTGGATCATGGAGACCAGCCCCGGCAACTACCAATGGGGCTACGCCTTTACTGAAGAGCAGCCGACCAAAGGTGAGTTCAGCGCGGCCATTACGGCCATTGCCGAGGCCGGCTACACCGACGCTGGCGCGCTTAACCCGGTTCGCAACTTCCGCCTGCCCGGCTCGGTCAACATCAAGCCTGGGCGCGAAGGATTTGTCTCGCGGCTGGTCGAATTCACACCAGCTAGGCAATACACACTAGGCACTATTTGCGAGGCCTTGGGCGTGGTGCCCGGCGAGGCCAGCGAGGCGTTCAGGCCCATTCAAGTGGCTGACGACGGCAAGGACGACGTCTTGGCGTGGCTCTCGAACCAAGGGCTGGTGCTGCGCCGCACAAATGGAGAGGGCTGGGCCGGCGTGGTCTGCCCCAACCATGCCGAGCATACCGACGGATCGCCCGAGGGCCGCTACAACCCCGCTATGCGGGCGTACTGCTGCTACCACGGCCACTGCACCGAACTGGATTCAGGCGTGTTTCTCGACTGGGTCGCGGCCAATGGCGGGCCTAAGCACGCCCCTGGCCTGCGCGATGAGCTACTGGTCGATGCGATGGCCGGCGCTGTTGCGAAACTCACCCCTAACGAGGCGTATCCCGACGTGGCCGCGCAGCTTGTCGAGGCGACCGAGAAGCGCCAGATCGACCGAGTCGAGCGCGAGGGCTGGTACGAGCGCTTTGCGTACATCCAAGAGGGTGATATGTACTTCGACCTTGAGGGCCGAACCGAGATCGCCCGCCAGACTTTCAATGCCTTGTTTCGGCACGTCGCGTGCTACTCGATCCACCCGAGTAAAACCAAGCGCCGGATCGAGGCGTCGGTCTGCTACGACGAGAACCGGCAGGCCAAGGGCGCCCTGACCCTGGCCGGCGTGACGTATGCGGCCGGCGAGGGCGTACTGGTCGAGCGGCAGGGGCAGGACTACGGCAACCGATGGGTGAACCGGCGCCCTGCGACCGTGCCGGGTGACGCCTCGCCCTGGCTGCGGCACGTCGAGCGGATGATCCCGGACCCTGTGGAGCGCGAGCACGTCCTCAACGTGATGGCGTACAAACTGCAAAACCCCAACCGCAAGATCAACCACGCCGTGCTGCATATCGGCCATCCAGGGTCAGGCAAGGACACCATGTGGCAGCCGTTCCTGTGGGCCATTGGCGGCTCGTCGTTAGCTAATGTGTCCGTCGTTCGAAACGAAGAGGTCACCTCGCAGTGGGGCTATGCCCTCGAAGCCGAGGTGATGGTTTTCGAGGAACTGCGCCAGGCCGAGGCCAAGGACCGCCGAGCGCTGGAAAACCACCTCAAACCCATCATTGCAGCGCCGCCAGAGTACCTCCAAGTCAACCGCAAGGGTCTGCACCCATACCAAAGCCTAAACCGGGTCTTTGTCCTCGCGTTCAGCAACGAGCGCGTGCCCCTGTCGTTGCCCTCGGACGATCGGCGCTGGTTCGTGACCTACTCCGAGGCCCCGCGCATGACTGAAACCCAAGGCCGGGCGATCTGGAACTGGTACGCAGCCGGTGGCGTGGCCGTGGCGGCTAACTGGTTGGCTCAACGCTCAGTGGCCGATTTCAACCCAGGCGCAGCCCCGCCCGAAACCGAAGCGAAGGCCATAATGGTCGAGCATGGCCGTTCGACGGCCGAGTCCTACCTGATCGAGCAAATCCGAAACCGAACCGGCGAGTTCGCCAAGGGCGCGATCGGATCGCCGTTCTACGCCTTGTGCGATCGGCTGGCCGGCCAAGCGCCGGCTGGCGTGAAGGTGCCCCAGGCAGCGCTTATGCACGCGCTCAAAGAGGCTGGCTGGGTTGATATGGGCCGCATACTGTCGCAGGAACTGAGCAGTCGCAAGCACGTCTATTGCGCCCCTGAACTGGCCGGCAGGTCTAAGTCGGAACTGCGCCGGCTGGTGGAGGATAACCCGGCGCCAACGATGGTTAGAGTCAAGTGAAAAAACGGGCCTCGCGGCCCGTCTTCATTTCTTACCTAGAATCACCCTCAATAAGAGGGCCACTACTGCATAGACCATGCCGCCGCCTTTTCAATGTCTTGTATTAAACCCTCGGACAGTAGCGGCAAAATGTCAACCCCTCCGACTTTGGCCGTGGTCAGATACGCGGCCGGCGGAAACGGCGGGTCTGTCAATGTGGCGCGCTGGCCGGCGTCATACTCAAGCTCACAGTCAAGCTCGATCGCACCGTGGTGGTATAGGTGCGTTATTGTTCGCATAGTTCCTCCACCTCCGGGATTGACGGGTCCAACATGGGTGCTGGCCGGTCGGCGTGCTCATAGTTGACTTTGGCTAGGTGCAGCCGGTCATTTTGCAGCGCGTACAGTTTGACGTATTCCGCAGTGCTTATGCCGGCGTGAAACACCGGGTAGAACCGGCTCATGCTGTTGTGCTTAGGGTCAGTGCTCTTTTTGAACTTGCGCCCTTTGCGCCCTTTGGACTTGTCTATAAGCGCCAATAGTTCGCGCGTGCTTTCGGCGTTCTCAGGCTGGACCGTGAGGATAGCGCGATTGTGGGATATGGTAATCATGGTTTCATGCTCCAGAAGTAAACGAAAAAGGGACCAAAAAACAGCGCTGCGGCCACCAGGGCAACGATTAGATCAAACGCCGCGCTTGCGCGCCGGACTGGCCGGGGTTGATAGTGTTGTCTCATGTTGCTAACCCCGAAACACGAAAGCACCGGCCATCGGATAGTCGCTCGACGTCAACGGTGCCGGCGCGCCGAATGGCCAGGATACGGACCCGTTCGGGCCGGCCGAATAGGTGCATGGTAAGGGTCTGATTTACTTGCATGGCTTTCCTTTACTGTTACCGGACGGATTGTCCGCAGCAAGGGCCAGCAAGCCCCTGCTACTGAAAATCAAGCCAGCTTGATATCAATAACGCGCTTTTTCGTGCCGTGCGCCGGGAAACCGACGATCGTTGACCGTTGACGTTGGCACAGTTGGCAAGTGGCGCACGATACATCGTCGCGCTGTGTGGCCGGGCAGACCACCACTTTGCGGCCGGCCGGCGTGGTGGTGTTTTCGGTCTGGGTTGACGGTAGCACCACCACCACTGGACCGGCGCCGGTGTCAGCGAGCGCATCCGCGTCGGTCAGATCGTTGGCGCTGAGATTGACTGTAAAGCCCCATGCGTTTGCGTGCTTGACCCATGCAAGGGATGCAGCATCCCGGTGGTGCGAATAGGTAAACCCGCGTTTGCCCTGGTTGGCTTGCACCAGCTGCCCCAATTTGACCGCGTCAACGGTGCCGCCGGTTTGCGGCAAGTCACCCGCTTGATTGTGGCGCCACAATTGACCCTCAGGCAGCGCAGCGATTGCCTGGGTGAATTCATCCCAGGACGTGCCGCGCGTGCCGGCGCTGACTGCCGCCCAATGCAGCGCGAGAGGACCACTGGCCGCATAGCACCCGGCGCGCATCGCGCAGTCTGTCGGGCAGCTATCGCGCTCGGTGGTGGATACAGGGATGGGCCCGGTTTTGACGTTTGCGGACTTAAGAGAGAGATGAACTTGCATGGTTTACCTTTACTTGATTGCATCGCGATGTTGCGATAGCTAGAGTGTAAGAGAATTCTTTGCACAATGCAACAACCTTGCAAAATAGTCGGGAATAGGTCAATTCTAGGTCATGGCTAGGTCATGGTTTGGTCATGGCATGACCTAGCGCGGACCCAGTATTCATGCGGGTTAGCGGGTAGTTTGGTCAAATAGCCATTGATTTCTTATACTTATAGAAGATAGATATATATGTATAGGCGGGCGCCGGTTGTGCCGCGTATGCGCTAGCAAGCCGGGCTTCGCAGAAAAAAATGGCTATTTGACCTAGAAGCCCGGTTTTTTGGACTAAGTGATTGATTTATATGATTTTTTCCTTGGTCATCGGGCTATTGTAGAATGACCTAGCCATGACTATTGGATGACCTATGCCCCGACCGTGCCGCACCGATACCGTCCAGTTTAGGCGTAAGCTCACGCCAGCGCAGCGCGCCATCATTCTGGCCGCCGGCAATGGCGATATGACCGTAGGCTTTCAAGAACTGTTAGCCGTCTATGGGCACTTGCACGCCCTTGGATATCGTCCAGGTATGCCCCCGAGCGCGATTGTCATAAGGGCGCCTTAGTTACGATCGGATGGTTATAAGGACCATTCGCCCCTCATGCCCCCACATTATGTTAAATGACCATGCGGCCAGGTTGTTTGTAGGCGCTCACTTCCAGGCATGTTAGTGGGTGCTCACTCTGTCCTTAAGTTAGTGGGTGCTTGCTATCAGATGGGGGGGGAGGGGTCTGCCTGGCTTTTTAAAATTTGCGGGTGCCCCCTCCCCTCAGAAAAAAGCAAAACAGCCAGATTGGCTCTCGGCTTGAGTTCCTTGACCCACATGACCCACAACCTCTAGAATGGCCTATATGACCTACAAACCGCCGGCTGTCCTGCCGAAAACGGAATATCAGCGCGTCAAGGAACTCAAACGGATGCTTGTTGAGAGCAAGGGCGAGCGCGTCGTGCAGAAGGTGATTGACATCGCCTTGGACGACAACCACCCGAGCCAGATGGCGGCGCTTAAGATGTGCATGGAGCGGGCGCTGCCGGTCAGTCTGTTTGAAAAGACCAGCGCGCAGCGCAGCGCCGTCACGATCAACATCACCGGCCTGGGCCAGACCCCGGCGCCAGAGATCATAGAGGCTGAAGATGAGTGAATTGAACTTCAGTCTGTTGCCTTGGCAGCAAGAGGTCTACACTGATGAGACGCGTTTCAAGGTGATCGCCGCTGGCCGGCGCTGCGGCAAGTCCAGGCTGGCCGCGACCACGCTGATTATTGAGGGTTTGCGTTGTCCACAGGGCAGCGCCGTGCTGTACGTCAGCCCGACGATGGGGCAGTCGCGGCAGATCATCTGGGACTTGCTGCTAGACCTCGGGCGCGAGGTGATCCAGTCGAGCCACGTCAACAACCTGGACATCACGCTGATCAACGGCGCCAGGATTTACGTCAGGGGTGCGGATCGGCCCGACACGCTGCGGGGTGTGTCGCTGACCTACGCCGTGCTTGACGAGGTGGCCGACATCAAGCCGGAGGCGTGGGAACAGGTTATCCGCGCCAGCTTGTCAG